TGATCAATCGTACCGTGTACCGTTAGCCGTGCAACAAAGAGCTAATGCCGTGATCGGACGTGTAGGCGACAGGGTACATAAAGATTGGAAGGCCACGGACCGTGAAGGTTTATTAAAGACACGTGTTAATCCTTACGCCAATACAGATTTCTTAAAAGATGATTGGCTTATACTTACACGTACTAATTATTTACTAGACAAGATAGAAGAAGAGTTAAAGACAAGAGGTATATTTTATCAGCGACACAATTCTAAATCAGTGAGTGATCGTTTATTACTAGCTATTAATACATGGACTCGTTTAACAAAAAATAAAACAGTAAAGCTTGATGGTATTAAAGCGATGTATCATTACATGAATGTAGATGTCGGAGTTAGTTATGGATCAAAGACAATGCCACGAGCTAACGAAGATAAAGAATATACTTACGAAGAGTTAAAAAATAATTATGGTTTACTTTTATCCCCGGAGTTAAGGTGGGATGACGCCCTTGATAGAATACCCCCAACAAAGTTAGCTTATTTATTAGCAGCGTTGAGACGTAATCAAAATTTAAATCATGAGGCAAGAGTAAAACTTTCTACTATCCATGGATCTAAGGGTGGAGAAGCAAGTAATGTTTTATTATTTTCTGACTTATCTTTTAAAGTTGATGAAGAGTATAGAAGAAATAAAGATGTAGAGAGACGTGTATTCTATGTGGGAATGACACGAGCAAAAAACGAATTGCATTTGGTTCGCTCTCAAACCGATAAGGAATTCACAGAAATGTTTTGGAGGTCATAGTGTTTACAATTGAAACAGCGTTGAAACAATTAGATGTTACAGAGAAACAGGTAAGGAGAATAAGGGCTGAATTACCTAGATTAAATAGAGAAAAAGTAGACAAGGAAATGAAGTTATTATTACTTGATTTACAACTTATGAGAAATGATTTAAAATCTATCAGCAATAAGGAGAAAGATGAACAGTAGAGAATATCTAGATACTGCGGCAAAGATAGTAACTGGTCAACGTCAACATGACTATGGTGATAAGTATCAGAATCATAAGAACATTGCTAAGCTTTGGTCTTCCTATTTAGATTATGAAATATCAGCACATGATGTAGCGATATGTATGCTTCTAGTAAAGATAGCAAGAATTAAACATAGACCCACGAAGGATTGTTACATAGACATGGCGGGATATGCAGCAATTGCGGGTGAGATACAGGACAATGAAGATGACTCAGATACCATTATTTCAACCACCAAGTGAGTGGACTCCTCCGGAACGACTACCAGATTTATCAGACGCAAAACAAATTGCCATTGATTTAGAGACAAGAGATATAGGATTAAACAGTGGCATAGGTCCAGGATGGGCTGTTAGCAAAGGCTATGTTATTGGTGTTGCTATAGCTGTTGAAGGTTGGTGTGGTTACTTTCCTATTCGCCACGAAGGTGGAGGTAACTTAGATGAAAAAGTTTTTACAAGACAACTTAAAAAAATTTTAGAACTTCCATGTGATAAAATATTTCACAATGCTATCTACGATGTGGGTTGGCTACATCAAATGGGATTAAAAGTACATGGTCGTATTATTGACACAATGATAGCAGGGCCTATCGTAAATGAGAATAGCCCCATGCGTTTTTCTTTAGATGAGTTAGGAAAAAAATATGTAGGGGAAAAGAAATCTCAATCGGCTTTATATGAAGCGGCAAAGAGTTGGGGTGTTAATGCAAAGACAGAGATGTGGAAACTACCACCTATGTACGTTGGTCCTTATGCAGAACAAGATGCTGCTTTAACTTTAAAGCTATGGGATATTTTAAAGAGAGAAATAATTAGACAAGACTTATTAGATGTGTTCAAGTTAGAGACAGATTTATTTCCTGTTTTATTTGAAATGAAAAAGAAGGGGGTGAAAGTAGATGTTGATCACGCAGAGAGAACAAAGAAAACTTTACTTGCTACAGAGAAAAAGATACTTAAAAAAATCCATGAGAGTACAAATATCCATGTTGATGTTTGGACTCCGACATCTGTCGCTAAAGCGTTTGATGCAGCTGGAATATCTTATGAGAGAACTGCGAAGTCTGGGCAGCCTAAATTTGACAAAGACTTTCTGTCAAATCATAGCAATCCTATTGCAAGAATGGTGGTGGAAGCTCGTGAAATTAATAAGGCAAGAACCACGTTCATTGACAGTATCCTCAAGCACGAGAACGGAGGGAGGATTTTCGCTGAAATCAACCAAATGAGAAATGAGCAGGGAGGTACAATCTCTGGTAGATTAAGTATGCAGAATCCTAACCTGCAACAAATCCCTGCTCGTAATAAAGAGATAGGTCCTATGATCAGAAGATTGTTTATTCCTGAAGAAGGACAGAAATGGGGATGCTTTGATTACTCTCAACAAGAACCTAGATTGCTAGTGCACTATGCATCTATTACAAACTTAGAAGGAGCTGATCATTTAGTAGAAGGATACAATTCAGGTAACATAGACTTTCATCAAACTGTAGCAGACATGGCAGGCATTGAACGTAAGCAAGCTAAGACAATCAATCTTGGTATGATGTATGGTATGGGCAAAGGTAAACTTGCTAATGAATTAAATCTTACAGAATTTGAAGCAGAAGAATTATTTTCTAAGTATCACACTAACGTTCCTTTTGTTAAACAGTTAACAAAGAACGCTATGAAGAGAGCAGCAGACATAGGATTTATTAGAACTATTAAGGGACGTAAATGTCGTTTTGATTTATGGGAACCTTTAGAGTTTGGTGCTGGCTTTCCTTTACCAAAAGAAGAAGCAGAGCGTAAGTATGGTGGGTTCACTAGAATAAAAAGAGGATGGACATACAAAGCATTGAACAGATTAATACAAGGATCAGCAGCAGATCAAACTAAACAAGCTATGGTTACATTATATCAAGAAGGTTTCTTACCTTTGATTCAAGTACATGATGAACTAGATTTATCTTTTGAATCCCCTGAAGAAGCTAGTAAAATTAAAGAGATAATGGAACACTGCATTGAATTAAAAGTGCCAAGTGTAATTGATCTAGAAGAAGGTCCCTCTTGGGGCGAGGCTAAGTGATTCTTGATAAGACTTGTACCCGATGTAATAAAACAAAACTTTTAGAAGAGTTTGATAGAAAAAAAGAAAACAAAAGAGATGGACGCAAGTCCTGGTGTAAAGTTTGTTCTAGTAATCACAACAAACATGTATGGGCAAATGGAAAAGGAGATAATGACAAAGCAATTATTAGCGCAGATCCACGTAAGTTTTTTAACCACTGGTTAAAAGATGTACAAAATCCTAAAAGTAAAAACAGACATCCTGTTGATCCTGATTTAACTGTCGATGATTTACTAGATCTATTTGAAAAACAAAATTACAGATGTGCAAAAACAAGAGTAAAGCTTACTCATATAAAAGGACAACGAAAAGTTAATACTAATATATCTATTGATAGAATAGATAATGATTTAAAATTTTATACTAAGACAAATATTCAACTTGTTTGCTATAGATATAACTTAATGAAAGGTGATATGACAGAAAAAGAACTTGATAAATGGTGTAATTTAATCCTATCATCCTCTTATGATTAAAACATTTATATTAGTTGTAAGTTTGTGGGGCTACAATGGTGACACTTGGGTGTACACAGGCAATCAAATGGTGCTTAAAGAACCAATGCCTAAAGAACAATGTGAAACAATCGCTGGCAATTGGCAGAAGTTTGAGATGAATCAATACTTTCGTTTTTCCATAGAGTGCATTGAAGATACTAGAAAAGAAACTTAATTTAATTTTTCGTTTATTTGTATGACTTGTGATTCAATGACAGCTAGTCTTGCATCAATACGTAACATATCTAAATCTTTTATCTGTGTTTCAAGAGCCGTGACCCGTGATGAAAGCATCCCGTTTGTAAAGGCTATACCACCTACTATACAGGCTACCCATATCCAATCACGCATCGTCAACATTATGCACCAAAGGGTAAGTTAAAATTTATACCAGCACTGTTTGGTCCTATACCAAACTGAAACTTACCTGGACCGGCATCTAAATTATATTGTAATTGATTATCTTGAACATCAAAACCTTGATTATCTTTAAAAGAATTAATGATATCTTGAACATCATTCGCATTGTAATTTAATAAGTCTTCAAAATTTAATAACGAACTTGCGTTCATTAACTCAGGATTAGTTATGCCCATATTAAGTGCAGGGAAATTTGGGTTCTCTGCATTATATGCAGCTATAGCATCAGCCTCATTATTAAATCCCGTTACAGCTGTACCCGGTCCAGAAATATCTGCCATGCTTGGACCTTTTAAAGCGTCTGCATCTGCTTGATCCATACTACTCATTCGTGTTCCCATATCCGTCGGCGCTTTATCTTGATTAAAAATACCACCTAATTTTTCATTTACATTACTCATAAGGTTAGGAAGAATACCAAGAATACCTCCTCCTTTTATATAATCACCAACACCTTCTGCAACTTTAACCAAAGGATTAGGAAAAGCTTTTTTAAATGCCTGCTTCCCACCAGGAGAATTTTTTATATCTTCCATAGCTACTTGATAGTTGCTACGTCCATCGTCGTATTGATTTATAATAGCTTGAGCAGCAGAATTATAAGAGCCATCTTCTCTTCTGTTTCTCTCTAAAAAATCTGAAAATTTTGAGTTGACTTGAACAGGAGCTCTATCTTGTAATAGGTCACGGTTTTCCACCATCCCTGAAATTTGTTCAGATGCTTGATTAACTTGCGCTTTTGTAGCCGGTTCTTTTTTACTACCGCCGCTAAATAAATCTTTCCAAAATCCCATATACTATCCTTTTAATCTTCTATACTAAAGGAATCAACACTAAAGTCTAGTCCTTCGTCTTGTCCAAATGTAGATTCAACGCCTAATGCTTCGTAAACCTTGTCCCGTAATCCGCCAACGTTGGCTGATACACCTGGAACAGACTTTACTAATTCTCTTATAATTTTTTTCTTATCGTCTTTTGTTAAGACATCAGCTATTCCTTCCAGGTAACTAACAAGTCTTGTAACGATAGGACCCATCAATGCTTCAACTGGTCCTGATCCATACTGCTCTGCTCGTGCTGCATCTATTAAAAATTGCACTGGCCCAAGCAACCCTGTTCTTTCCATTGCTCTTTTAACTTTTTCCCAATCTGTTTCATCATCATATCGTGGGTTGCCTTTTAATCCAAACTTAGCAGTATCTCTCAACTCATTACCAAGCATTGCTGCCACTACCATCACTGATCCAACTGCTGCATACTTTGCACCGTTTGTTACAAAACCATAAAAACCTTGCTGAAACATTTCTTTGTACCAACGTTTGAGAACAGTGTTTGAAAACGCTACTTGGAAACCTTTTAACTGTGCAAAAATAGCGAGCTTTGGATCGGACATCCACATAGGTCTTGTCGTTGCACGTGGGTTCATAACAACTTCATTGACATATCTAACACCAGCTAGTCTTACCTGATTCTGATAGAAGTCTGTATCTTTGTAAGCATAATCATTTGTTTCAGGATTTATTCTTTTTTTTCTATACATATCAGATCTAACAAAATCTACAGCATCTTGCGGATTAACTCCAAGTTCTCGTAGTTGTTCTTGATATATTTTAAAACGACCTGTGTTAGGTAATTGATCTACACTTGTTAATCTTTTTCTCTCCATGTTATCAGATAAAAAACCTGCATTACTAAACACCATGTTGCGACCTGATGCATTCGCTAACATTCTATTCCATCTAGTAAACTGAGAAAGAAAGTTAAATCTAAAAAACTTTTCTGTAAATTTATTTGTATCTTGTCCACCACCAAAAGCATCTGCTTGTCTTTCAATAACAGCCGCCTCTAATCCTAGACCTATATCAGCAACAGCCCTATCAAATTCATCTCGTGGGAAGCGTGGGAACACACTACGTACAATACCTTTCATACCACTTACTAAACTTTTTGCTATAATCGCAGGTCCTGTTCCGCCTCTTGAAAGAACTAAGAAAGGTTCGCTCAAAGAAGAGATTGTAGCAAATGGTAATGTTAAAACATAACCGTAACTAATTAAACCTGCGTTTAGTTTACGTAAAAAATTATTTTCAATTGGCTTGTATTGTTTCTGTAAAGCTTGACCAATATTCGTCATTCGTTCTTTTTCTTTTTTTGTTAAAGGTAATCCTTTTGCATTGGCTTCTTCTTCTATCTTAGCAAACATGACATCCCTTAATTCATTTTCTTTACCAAATCTTTTTCCATACTCTACCCTTCTGATTACACCGTCACGGTATTTTTGAAACACATCAATAACATTTGTATTTGAAAAGGGAGCTAGTTCTTCTGCCGTTAAATTTTTTAATGTACGTGGCTCTTCAATTGATCCTGCTTTTCTTGTAGGCATATCTGCGGTAGAAAGATTAATAATACCTTTATCATCTATTATTTGTTCAATTGTTTTTTCTGGATCTGCAAATCCTTTTGATGCTAGAAGTTCTCTAAATTGTTTTCTGAATCTACTATCATTTTGAAGTTTTTTAAATTGAAGAATAAGAGGAAAATAATTTTTAATAAATCCTGGAGTAAATCCAACATTCTTTGAACCCTTGTTAGACATCCCGTCTATAAACTCTGCTTCGGTTGTGTATTTATACAGCCCATCAAAATCTTTTCTCATTAGTTCTGCACCTTTTCTTACACGTGGTGGAACATTTGCATTAGGATCATTTAAAGCTAAATATAATTCTCTGTTTGTTTTGGGGCTAATCCTAGCCATGATGCCAGGCACACGAAATCCTCTTGATATTATGTCTAATCCTTTTTGAAAATTATTGCTGTACTTACCCATGTTAAGTAAAATAGCTTCAGATATATCAGCACCTTGTGCTTTATCTTTACCTGTACCATCATCAAAGTAAGAGAAGTATCCACGTAAACGTTTTGCTGTTGGAGATCTTTTCGCTAAGTCATCTAATAAACTAACAGACTTACCTATAGTTACATCACGTAAAGCACCGCCAACATTTTTTATATTCTTTTTGTATCTAGTAAATCTTCCTACATCTAAAGGTTCGTACCGTGATTCAAGTTCCCCTGTCTTTTTATTAAGAACATTATATTTAATAAACTCTTCGCCTCTACCATAATAGTTTACAGCGGTTGGTCTACCACCTTTGTCATAAATTTCTTGCAGAGGTGCACGTGCTGGCTTATCCACTATCTGATTAACTTCTGCATTACGCAAACGCATAAAATCTTTTTCATTATTTATTCCATCAGGATATATGATACCATAATTCTTTTTTATTTTTTCTTGTTCCTCTTTATATAAATCAGGATTTCTTTTTTGTTCATTTTGAAATTCATTAAAGCTAGAATATTTTATAACTGTTCCTTCTTGTACATCATTTAATTTTAATCCTGTATCACCTTCACGGTTTGGTAATACAGATCCAATTGTGCCCGCTGTAAAACCAATTGTTCCACCACCTATAGATCCTTGCACTAAAGACTCTATTAAACGTTCTCTAAATTCCTCATCAGGTATATCAACATCTGTTACTTTTTCCGCATCTGTCATAAAAACTGCTTCTTGTGCTGCTTCTGTTGCACCTTCAACAACTCCTACTTTACCTGTAGAAAGTAATATACCAGGCACTGCTTTAGCTGCATTTAATGCTACACTTGGTTTAACATTAAAGACTTGTTCTATTTCTTTTGGACTTTTAATCGTGCCGCCTTTTACTTTGAAAGCACGAAGAATAGGAATCAAAGTTAAAACATCAAACGATCCTGTTTTTAAACCTGTCATGATTGCTTGACCTGCATCCGGTATATCATCAGTACCGGCTAATCTTTTCTGTTCTGCTGCTGCCTCACCTGTTCCTAAAATTTGTGATGGTATATAATAACCTAATGTTGTAGCTGCTGTTTTACCATATTTAAGTGCTCGTAAATAAGGAACAAAGTTTGATAAAAAATTAAAAGCTGTTGCACCACCTAATGACGGAACAAGAGAGGGAAGAGTTTCGCCAATTGTTTTGGCTGTAAAGTCTCCTAAATTTTCAAAATCAAAATCTTCTCTTAGTGCTTTAAAACTTTCAACTGACGGCGCACCTACTTGCGCTGCCTCTAATCTATTTTTTGCTGCCACTCCTTTGCCATAAGCAACTGCATCTGGTAAATCAAAGAACTCTCCATATGCTTCAATAGCATCGCCGCTTAATGCTTGTATATTATTCCATCCTCTTTCAATTGCTCTAGTAAATTCATTACCTTGAGTATCATACTCAGGAACAAAACCCGGAGGAACATCTCCAATAATATCAGATACATCAATAGTCTGACCTATTGCCTCTTCCGTTTCTTTCGTGCCTAAGATGTCAGAAAAATCTAATTGATCTACCATAATCTACTCTATTAGACTGGTGTCGTAGCCTTGATCTTTTAGCGACGCTATTAAAACCTCTTCCGTTAAATTAGGGTCATCTTTATATTTTTCTTTTATTTGTTCGAAGTCTGAAACAGTTACAACTGTAGAACCACTAGATGATTGTGTTCTTTCCACTGTTCCTGGTTTGTCAAAGAAATTTCCAAAGAAAGGAATAGCAAAGTATGTTCCTTCTTTACCTTTTGTTATATTAAAGTCATCATCTATTCTGTCATAAGCCATTTGAGTAATATTTTTTGGTGGAGGTAGACCATCTTTTTTATACTCACTTGCAATCTTAGTTATTTCATCTTTCATTGCTAGTGATAAACCATACTCAGCGCTACCGGGTTCTGCTCCTTGAAGATTTAATTTAAAATTACCCATAGACCAGTCGGCAATCATTCCATTCATTTCATCGTTGCTATAAAACTTAGATTCATTGTATGATTTGTTCTTTGCTTCGTAGTCTTGTTTTGCATTCCATTTTTTTAAATCAATATTACCTTGTAAATACTTAAGGAAGATTTGTTTTTTAAGATCAGCTTTTGCTGCAGCTGTTTTGTAATTTCTTTTTATTTTATTATTTAAATAATCTTTTGCATTAAGCATTACTGCATCATTAAAACTACCTGGTGTTGTAGCTAGTTTTAATCCATACATCATCATCTCCAATGCGTCGTTGTCTTTAGATGATCCATCGCCTGTCATATCACTCCAACTAAACCCTGCTTCTTTTGCAACTTTAGCAATCTCACTATCAAATGCACTCATCTCATTATCTTCAGTAGATGATGTTGAACTCTCTCCTGCTGTTGATAGTTTTTTCTCATCATCATCTTTTGTATCTGCTCCATCTTTAAGATCTGCATCTTTTAATTTTTTCTCATCTTCTTCTAAATCTTCTTGACTCATTCCTATTTGTACATCTTCTTTTTTTGCAGCTTCTTCTAAAGTGTCTCGTATATTTTGAGTAGCTTTTTCAACAGGAACATTAATTTCATTACCTGTTATTGAACCTGCAACAGCATCTGCTTTTTCTAAGAAACTTAATTCTCCATCACCATTCCTGTCATATTTTTTAATGTTTTCAGGTCTTTCAAAAAACCCTAGTTCTTCTTGTTCTTCTACTTGTTCTTTTATCTGTTCTTTAACTTGACCATTATCATCAGTAATTTTTTCTGAATCTTTTATTTCAAATTCTAAATCTCCTCGTCTAATGTCTCCGCCTGGAGTTGTAGCTACTACATCATTACTTACTTCTTCTATTCCCGTTCTTTTAATTATATCCCCGGAAGGAGTTATTTCAAATTGATCTTCTGATATTCCTCTTTCAACAGCTGGGTTATCTACTCTTCTTGATGAAGGAAAATTAAAAGTATAATCACCTATTCTTTCAACGCCTTCAGGAAAAATTGGTTTTTTATCGGGATTGTTTTTATAGTATTCATTTAACATATCCGTTGAAAAGTTTTCATAGCCTGGTGTTGATGTTACACCGGCACCTGGAACTGTACCTTGAACAATAAAATTATTTAATATTCCTTCTTGAGATGGAAGTATTACATCATCTTTAAATCCTTCATTATCTTTAACTGATTTAATTAATATTCTTTCTACATCTTCTGGTTTCATATTACCAAACTGATCAGACTGCTCTCTTAAAAAATTTCTTGCATTAATCGCTGCTACTTGATTGTCATCTAATTTAACTTCCGGAATACCTGCTTTACCAGATTGATATAGTTTACGTTGATCAACCATTGGCATATCTATATTAGCTGCAGAAGTTTTTTGAAATTTTTCTAGTTCTTTAAGATATGGGTTGTCTTCTATTTTTTTCTCTTCAACAAATCCTTGTTCAACATCTACTTGTTCTGGTTTAGGAAATTCAAAATCTTTTGTTGCTTCCATTGCACTAAGAAAACTTTCTTTTTGTGCATCTGCTTCTGCTTTAACTTTATCAGACTCTACTCTACTATCTGCATATTCTTTTCTTGCTGGTATAGAATACAAGTCAGTAAGAAAACTAGACTCTTTATCCAACTCCCCTAATTGTGCGCCTGATGGATACTGACCATACACGGGTTCTTGCACATCAACACCTTCTTTTTCAGCAAAATCTTTTACGTCTTTACCAAAATATAAATAGTTATCTATTGGCTTTCCTTCTTCGGGAAATAACCCAGCCTCGTCTGCTTTCCTTGCTACTTCAATAGCTGCTTGAAAAGCTTCCATATCTACGGGTCTACCATCATCAGTGAATTCACCTGTATAAAAATTTAAAATTTGTTCTATGGTTGGCATATATACACCCTCTGCTGCCATCACAGGACGCATAAACATTCTTCTATCAAGCACCTGTCCTCCATCTTTATACTTAGCACCTGCTCCTAATAACAGATCTTTTTCATCCAACAATTTTATAATTTGCTCATTTAATTGAATAGCTTCTAACCCTGAAGCTTTGTCAGCCATTGGTCTTAACATATCTAATTGATCATCTATGTCTGATAAAAGGCTCATCCAAATAAACCTTTATTATAAGCTCCTAATCCTGCTAGTCCAAGCCCAGCTATCTGTGAGAATGGACTTACATTTTGCCCGCCACCACCATAGTTAGTTGTATAGGTAGAATAACTAGAAGGCTGTCCTCTTAGTATATCACTCGCATAACCTAGTCTTGTAAATGGTTCTAATTGTCTAGCTTCCTCTGTCATTCTTCCTGCATCTAATCCACGTTGTGCTAGTTGTTGGTTAAGTGCACCTATGCCAAGAAGAGAATTAATA